TGGTTTATGTCTTATCACCCTGACTTACCCAACCTAATCATGAAAATAGATCGTGATGATAAGTACATCGCTAACCTTTCAGCGGCGATTGATAAATTGCTGGAAGATCTTGAAACTAACTTAACTCTGATAGGGAGAATTTAATGCAATACGATAACCGTGGACAAGTCTCAATGTGGAAAAGCGACAGAGCCAATGGACCTACCTTGTCCGGCAAAGTTGTGGCTCACAGAGACATCAAGGAAGGCGAGACTTTAGACATCGCTTTGTGGCGGCAGGATGCGTCAGGCAACCAACCCATCATGAAGGGCAAGATCAACGATGTTTGGGTGCCTAGTCAGCCTAAAACGTCTGTAACTGAGCTAACTGGCAAGGAAGTTTATGACGATGTCCCGTTTTAATTTCGGTAAGTCGCTAAGATTGGGCCAAGTGATCAAGGGGGTGAGTTCTACGGAACTCGCTACCCAACTTGGTATTACTAAACAGCAGGTCTCTCAATGGAGATACAGGGAAGACGCTAAACTGTCTCTGGTGGACAAAGTCTCCAAGCAGCTAGGCATGCACCCGTTTGATTTTTTGGAGTTGGACGATGATAACTAAATTGTGGGAAGAGATAAAAGCTATTTTTCAAGACTTGGTTGATGAGTACTGGAAAGGCAACATCTCATGAACGGTCAGTTCTGGATGATTAACAACCGTAAGGACATTGACACCGTCCTGCGGTTTTTTCGCCGCCATCTTGAAGATTGGAACTACGAGCGCCCTGTGGCTTGGAAGTTGGAAGCATATTCCACGGCTAGATCTTTGAGTCAGAACTCTCTCTTCCACATGTGGTGCGGTGAGATGTCTAAGCACTTCTCTGAGAAGGTTTCTGTCACGCCTGATGATATGAAGAAGCTGATGAAGAACGAGTTTCTAGGCACTGAGGATGTGGTCGTAGGCAAGACAACGATTCCTAATCAGTTGAGATCAACACGGTCGTTGGACAAAGGAGAGATGCATCAATTTATGGAACAAGTCTTTCATTGGGGGATTGACCATGGGGTACAATTAACCAATCCCAAAGATAGTGAGTTCCAACGTGCCAAAAACGGCGAGATCTAAATGTTTAACTGCTTTTCAATTGCTGAGAAGACTAGAAGAGGCAGATGATAACGGATTCTGCGAGTGTGTCACTTGCGGGAAAGTTCAACACTATACCACGGTTCACGGTGGTCATTTTTTACCCAAGGGAAGTAGTTCGTTCTACGCATTTGACTCCAACAATGTGTGGCCGCAATGTCCTGGATGTAATATTTACGGGATGAGACACGGTTCAGCAGCGCAGGTTTACACTCTTTTTATGATCCGAAACTTCGGAAAACAGCATGTAGATCAGATGCTTGCAAATCAGCGCACACCCGTTAAGCTGTATGCCCAGGACTATAGGGATATGTTGGCAGACTTTAATGCCAGAATTAGAAAAGAAAAGAAAAGGCTTGGTGTGCTTTGAATGCGGCATCCAGGCCGATCACGCTCACCACGTTGTACCCAAGATTTTAGGCGGTACAAAGACTATTAATCTATGTGCGCCATGTCACTCCAAGGTGCATTCGCCTCACCTTCTGAGGACATCAGAACTCACCAAGATAGGCATGCAGAAGCGGCGAGAGAAGGGCGGGACAATCGGACCCATTGCCAGTTTCGGGACCAAGCATGTCAACGGTGTGGTAAAGATCGTAGAAAAGGAACAGAAGATAATCAGGCAAATGATTGCGATGAAAGAGCAAGGTCTTAGTTTAAGAAAAATAGCAGATCATTTTGCAGAGAAAGGTATCAAGAATAGATATGGAAAACCACTAAACGGCAGGAACGTCTATTACATTTTCAGGAGGCTTTAATGCCAAACGCAACGGAAGAAGAGTGGAATCAATTGAGATGGTTAGCGGTGGAGAAACCACCTCATTACAACGAAGGCGAGATTGAATGTATTGATTACATCAAACAGCAGCTAGGAGATCAATTTGGCGCTTATCTGTTGGGTAATTGCCACAAGTATCTCCATAGGCATAAGTACAAAGGATCTGCCTTGGAGGATCTGAAGAAAGCTCAGTGGTATTTGAATAAGCTCATAGGAGAGACCAAGTGAGGCTAGATTACATCACAAAGATAGCGCCACAACCTCTGCACAAATATCAATATGGGTTAGACAAAAAAGTTTGGCACATGAGCTATCATGACATTGAACACTTAGTGATCAGTACGTTCATCATGCAAGTAGTTCGTCCTGAAGTTAGCAGGGAGATGGTAAAGAAAAATATTAAGCAGCTTGTGTTTGAGGAGGCAGGGTGTTAGATTGAATGTGTCGGCGGGATTACCAGTCCCTTTAATGTCCGATTGCAACAAGGAAGAATCGTGGTCACAACCGACACGATTGAATCCTACCACAAGACTGCAATCCTCATCAAAGACTTTCTCTCCGACTCCAAGCACATGGATACGTCCGCTTAACCGCGTCTCCCACCATGTAAAAAAAGGGGAACCAGCAAGTCTTGGAGGGTATGAGTGGACTAGAACGCGAGCCTAGATTGGGAAACCTTGGGCGATACGCAGACTAGTCGGGAGTGACCTAGCTGGGCGGCTTGTGAGTCGTAATCACTTCAGGCAGAGCTTCACAAAGCAATCTGCTCCAGATGCGCGACGATCTCGTCTCAATTTGCATTATGGCAATCACTAAGAAGGCATTTTTATGCTTTCTTGGGTAAGTATTGCCAGAATTTACTCAAATCTGAACTCATTCGCATTATTAAAGAGATGTTAATAGGAGAAGAGATGTATAAGGAAAATAACGAAGACTTCAGGCAACGTTGGAGAGAAAGTCATAAGGTAGTTGAACTAATCGCCATGACGCTGCTGAAAAAAGGCTACTGGGTGCAGATCCTTCCACAGGAATTAACACCGAGCTTTGAGGAGCGACACAAGTACTCGGACAACGGTGACCTCAAAATGATGATAGACGGCAAGGAGGAGGTCTGCGAGGTCAAGGGTTCAGGATACGAATTCAAGAACAACAGGCATCCTTTTCCTACTGCTTTCCTTTGTAACAAGTGGTCGTTTGACAAAGCCGATCCGAAACCTCGTTACTATTTCATAGTTTGCAAAACACGCAAAGCGGTGTTGATCTTTGATACGAAAAAAGACCGTGAGCATATGAAGGTCGTTGAAGTGACTGATAGGAAGCGGCCCAGGCATGAGACTTATGAAGCTTATTGTGTGGACTCAAGACTTCTCCTATATCGCGAATTAAGTTAACAAATCAGTTGACATCCATATTTGTTGTTGAGATACTCATTACACATTTTGCGGTCCAAAACTTTCAGCGTGTTTCACCATGACCTCAAATAAAACTGGAATAAACTACGCCGAGAGGGTGCGATGCCCTCGCCATTAAACAAGGAGAAGAGCAATGGGAGAAATAGTAGAGTTTAGAGATCCTGCGATAGATAGGATGGACGAGGTGTTAAAGCGTCATTGGGACGAAGTGTTTGAGTTGATTTATGATGAGCGTTTAGATCCTAGCGCGACAGCGGGACTGAACTTCCATATGGGGTTAGAAATCGTTCGTCAGGTAATGGGTACGGCGATGACCGAAGAGGAATTGAAGGACTTTGTTTTAAACGCGGTTGAGATGCACTTTGATGATTAGAGATCATCAGAGACTAGCAATCCAGATGCTGCGGCAGTCTGTAAGAAAGGGGAACAAGAAGTCAGTATTAGCGGCACCTTGTTCGTTTGGTAAAACCAGAGTGGCAATGGAGATTCTAAAATCGGTCGTTGAGAACGGCAAGACAGGAATCTTCATTTGCGACAGAATAAAATTAGTTGATCAGGCGTTGCAGGAGTTTGACCGCGCAGGTATTAGATGCGGGGTAATGCAGGGTGATCACTGGCGAACAGATCCAAGTGCGCCTGTTCAGATAGCGTCTATTCAGACGTTGGCGAGAAAAAGATATCAACCTATCTTTCATGTTGCGATTGTTGATGAGTGCCATACTCACTACAAAGCAATGACTGAACTCATGGAGAAGAACAGCAATGTTATTTTTATTGGGTTGAGTGCCACGCCTTACTCAAAAGGATTAGGTCAACATTACACTGATTTAATCGTGCCAATCACCACCAGAGAACTGCTAGAGAAGGACTATTTATGTCCTGTGCGTTACTTTGGCGGTAGAACTGTTGATCTAAAAGGTGTCAAGACTAAACGTCTCTCAACTGGAGGTGTAGACTATGATCCTAAGAGTTTATCGGAAGCGATAGACAAGGATGATAAATTAGCCGGAGACATTATTGAGAACTTCAAACGATACGGTAAAGGGCAAACAATCGCATTCTCACCATCAATCAAACATTCAAAGAAGTTGGTGGAGATGTTCCAGAGCGAGGGCATCACGGCGGAGCATATTGATGGATACATGGACGAGGAAGAAAGACAAATCCTCTTCCAAGCGCACGACGAAGGCGAGTTCCAGATCCTAAGTTGCTCCAGGTTATTAAATACTGGATACGATGCACCGAAGGTTCAGACGCTGATAGATTGCTTCAGCACCAAGAGTTTGATCTCGTTCATCCAACGTGCGGGACGCATCGCAAGATTACATCCCGACAAAGAAGAAGCCATTTACTTGGACCACGCAGGTAACGTTACTAGGCATGGATTCCCAGAAGACGTTGTGCCTGAGTCGTTGGACAATGGTGAGGTTAAGTTTGACGAACGAGAGTTGGTCAAAGAGAAGAAAGAACCTGATCTTGCAGTGTGTCCGCAGTGTTACCAACATTATGTGGTCAAGTGTGCTTGTGGTTACGAGCGACCCGTAAGAGAAATGCTGAAGAGTGATGACCAGATCCTCAAAGAGCTGAAGAAAACCAACAGGGAGGCTACCACAGAGGACAAAGAAATCTTCCTTGGTGAGTTACAGTTCTACGGTAGACAAAAAGGATTTAAATCAGGTTGGTCATCATGGGCTTATAGAGCAAAGTTCGGCGTATGGCCCAACAAGATAGATCCGCAAGCGACAATTCATGTGTCTGAAGATACGCAAAACTACATCAAACATTTACACATCAAGAGGGTGAAAAGTGCTATCTGACATTCTACAGCGATTAGACAAAGTAAGAAGACAGGGCGATAGATACCGAAGTGTCTGTCCGGTCCATGATGGGAACAATCCAACTGCGTTATCGTTGCGGGAAGAAGATGGCAAGGTCTTGATTCATTGTTATGCGTGTCTAGCTACTGGTCCCGAAGTCGTTGAAGCTCTGGGTCTGTCGGTGAATGTTCTGTTCAGAGACGAGAATAGAAACGTGACTGACATTCCTCGTAAGGTGTTGGAGAAGGCGCAAGAGGATAAGTGGTTCATTGAACTCTACGAGAACGAAAAGGAGAAGGGAGGCAAAATTGCTTACACAGATTACAAAAGATACAGGTTAGCGAAAGAAAGGGTAAAGCTGATAGCGTAAAGGCTATCCCACGGTTTACTATCCCACGGTTAAAGGAGAAGAAGATGGAAGCAACAAAGATTGAGTTACTGCAAGCTTGGATGACGTTGGTCAAAGTGATTGATCATGAGAAGGTAGATCCTTTTCACAGGCAGATTGTGCCTGATGTCCTGGATCTGCTAGATGATTTGCAGCGGAGGAAGAATGAGAAGCTGTAGAAGAAAAGAATGCGACCTGGATTTACCAGAAGGCGCTCACGCGAGTAAAAGATACTGCTCAGATGAGTGCATGAAGTTGTCCAGGCAAAAGAATCAACGAGACTCAAACGATTTATGGGAGCAGAAATCTCACCCGACATGGGATTTCTTCAACGCGACAAGAACATTAAAAATTGCATGGGTGAAGACATGAAGTTAAGAAGAGACACAAAGAACATCGTGCCTAAATTGGCAACCGCGATAGAAAAAGAAGCAGCCAGGAATGCGATGGTTGATCAGCTACAAGACTTTTTCAACAGGGGCGGCAAGATCCAAGAAGTAAAACAGGGTGCAACCGCGTTACATTTTGGTAGGACCAAGAGGCAGCAGGATGATCTACTTGCCAAAGGTAAGGCCGGAGCCAAAGCGATGAAGAAAACAAAATGACAGACAAGCAGTTAAAGCAGTTAAAGCTGTTATCCCGATTGGACAATTGCATCGTCGTATTTGAGGACGATACGATCTACACAGTGAAGGATAACGAAGTAAGAGAATTTGGTTTGTCAAGTACTACAAAACCACTTTTTAATTTTGATGAGGAAGGCATTTAAAAAGAAGCCTAAGCGGTATGTGGGCTTTCTATTAGAAGCCCTCACTCATTTGTCAAGTACGCCAAAACGGGTTTTTAATTTAAGGAGAAAGAAGAATGAAGAATAAGATGAACAAGGTAATAAAATTAATCGGTGATCTTGGTGAGCGGTTCTATTACCCGATCATGGCAGTAGCGGTGGTGGTCTTGTTCGCGGCTGTTGCTACCTCGGTTAGCTGATGTTGTGCGGCGAGTGCTGGTTGCTGTTCGGTGATCCGGTATGCAGAAATTGCCAGGATCCTGTGGTAGAATTTGAGGATGAGCAAAGTAACCAAAATCCTCAACAACAGTGTGGAGAAGACGCTTAAAGACTTGGCGAAGGATGCTCGCGATGGCAGATTGACGTATTTCCACATGCTCGCGCAATACGAGGATGAGGAGTACGTCATTTGGAGCAGGGTTGAAGCAGGCGAGAAGAGTTACGATCCGCAACATCTGTTGGCTGAGATAGGCCAGTACAACGTCCTCACGCAGAATATTTTCCTGGAGATATGCGCTCAAACAGAGGGGGAAGACGATGAAGGTATTGATTGATCCTCACGCGCTTGAGAATTTGCTCGGACCCATGCTTAAACAGGCACCGTTTGTTGCTCAGAAGGCGATAAACGATACGCTGTTTCAGGCCCGCAAAGACCAGTTGCAGAAGATGAAGACCTCTATTGATAAGGGCGCTAATTCATGGACAAGGAGGTCGTTACGCTACTACAAGGCCAGTAAGAACTTCTTGAAGGGTACTCTGTACTTTGACGCAACTCGTCCGTACATGAAGACGATTATTGATGGTGGTACGGTTAAGCCAGAGAACAGCGAATTTCTTGTAGCGCCCGTTAAAGGCAGGATGAAGCTAAACAAGTTTGGCAATATCAGGCGAGGCAGAGTCAGAGCATTAGCGAATAAGCCTAATTACTTTGTGGGTACTCCAGGCGGCTCCAATGACCTTAACAAAAGAGGCCTTTACAAAATAAAAGGTAGGGGAAAGAACAAGAAGCTGGAAAGAATGACCTATCAGAACAAAACCCAGAGACCTGCAAGAACGACATATAAAGGCCCAGAATTCGCACAGGAGTTCATAAAGAAAAGACTAGAGCGCAATATAATTCGCGCAGCAAAACGAGCAATAGCCACGGCCAGGTAAAGGCTATCCCACGGTATGAAAATAGCGATTGACTACGATGACACTTACACTCTGGACCCTGAAGGTTGGGAGCTTTTCATTTCGTTGATGCAGTCTCGTGGTCATGAAGTTGTCTGTATAACTAAGCGTTACAGGTCTTTACTGCAAGAAGTGATAGATGCTGTGAGCGTTCCGGTAGTGGGAGCCTCTAGGTCTAAGTTAGAAGCGGCAAGAATGTCAGGTCATAAAATTGACGTATGGATTGACGATAAGCCTCAGACAATAATCCCGCAAAGAAAAATCAGATAACTATCCCACGGTTACTATTTACTATCCCATGGCTATCCCACGGTAAACATTTACTATCCCACTGTTAGCGACAGTGGAATGATAGTACTCCCCCTAAATGCTAATAAAGTGATAAAACCTAACAAACCTATAAAAGGTGATAAACCCGACAAGCCCAGACAGGGCGGGGCTTAACTGTTTACCCTGTCGCAAAAGTATTCCCTGGCTGTTTCGGTTTTATAGGTTTATCGGTTTTTCCTGGGGGTCCGGTTTATCACGGCTATCCCACGGCTATCCCATGGCTATCCCACGGCTATCCCACGGCTATCCCATGGCTATCCCACGGCTATCCCATGGTTACCCT